AGAAGATTGACGGCCAGAGGTAGAGCAGATGATAAACCAGAAGTTATTAAACAAAGATTAAGAGAACACGAAAAACAAGTTGGTCCTGTTATTAAACATTTTGATGAACAATTAATAAATATTAAAGCTGAGGGTGCAGAGCCTGAAGTTATTGCAAATAAAATTATAAAAAGAATAGAAAGATGAAAACATTTAACGACATAAAATATACAGAATTAAATGAGGGTTTATATGACCCTAATATTTTTAAGGCATTTTTTCTTGCAGGTGGTCCAGGTTCTGGTAAAACATTTGTGACAAGAAGTGCTTTTGGTGGTACAGGTTTAAGAATGATTAACTCTGATACTGGTTTTGAAAATGCATTAAAGAAAAACAATCTTTCATTAAAAATGCCTGAAGATGAGGCAGAGGCGAGAGATATAGTAAGAGCCAGAGCAAAGGCAACAACAGGTAATATAATGGACTTATCTATCAAAGGTAGATTAGGTATGGTTGTTGATGGTACTGGTAGAGATTATGATAAGATTAAAAACCAAACTGCTATGTTAAGACAATTAGGTTATGATTGTTATATGATATTTGTTAATACTAGTTTAGATGTTGCATTAGAAAGAAATAAAAAAAGAGAGAGAACCGTACCAGAATATATTACAAGAAAATCTTGGGAAGGTGTACAATCTAATATTGGTAGATTTCAAAATTTATTTGGTATGAATAATATGGTGATTGTAGATAATAGTAAAGACGATAAAGAACTTACAACAATAGTAATGAGTAAAGTTGGTAAAGCAGTAAGAGGTTTATTATCAAATAAAATTAAGTCATACACAGCAAAAAGATGGATGGCTACAGAAAGAAAATTAAAAAGAAGATGAAAACGTTTAAAGAAAGTATCATAGATATACCAAGAAGAACATATGCTAAGGCTGTGTTTGATGACGCTGATACTCCTAATCCTAAAATCAAACCTAGTGTTGTTGTATTAATCAATAAACAACTAGAAGAATTTGAAAGTGAGTATCCTGTTTTAAAAGTTTCTCTTATCGGTTCTATTCTTACAAAGAGATATAGAAATGACGCAGACCTAGACCTTAATGTATTGTTTGATGTACCTGTTGATAAACAAGAAGAAGAAAGATTAAGACTATCTAAAAAGTATTTGTCTGCTTCTAATCCAGATAACATACAAGGCAAATTAATACCAGGTTCTAAACACCCTATTAATTATTATTTTATTACAGACAAACAAACTTATGATGACCAGAATAAAAAGGCAGACGCAGTATTTGATATTGAGGGTAATAAGTTTATAAAAAGACCTGACGATTTTACATTTGACCCTAGTTTATACTTAAAAGATTTTGAGAAAAAAGTACAAGAGTTAGATGTTATCAAAGGTGAATTAAAAAGAGACATTATTGATTACAGAGAATTAGAAGAATTAGAACCTAATGATATTTTAAATTTACAAGATAGAATTAACGATAAGTTAGAAGAAATAGAAGATAGTATCAAAGCCATTATTAAAGTAGGTGATGGTGTTGACGCAGATAGAAGAGCTGCTTTTGATTCAGATATGACACCAGACGAAATACAAAAGTTTGGTATTAAGAATAGATTACCTAAAAATGTTATCTATAAGATGTTAGAAAAATATCACTATTTAAACTTCTATAAAAAATGTAAAAAGATTTTAGATGACGGTAAAGTTACCGATAAAGAGATAGATGATTTAGAAATGCACGAAGCTAAAGGCAAGTCAATCGCATTTAGTTTTGGTAGATTTAATCCACCTACAACTGGTCACGAAAAGTTAATTAATAAAGTGGCAAGTATTAGGTCAAACGATTACAGAATTTATTTAAGTAGAAGTCAGGACCCTAAAAAGAATCCATTATCGCCTAGACAAAAACTAGACATAATGAAAAAGATGTTTCCTAGACACGCAAGAAATATAGAAGTTAATAATACAAATATGATATTAGATATTTGTACATTACTTTACAAAAAAGGTTATAGTGATATAACTATGGTTGTAGGTAGTGATAGAGTTAGAGAATTTGATACAATAATTAAAAAGTATAATGATGTAAAATCAAGACACGGTTATTATAACTTTGATAATATTGATGTTGTATCTGCTGGCGAAAGAGACCCCGATGCCGATAACGTATCAGGTATGTCAGCGAGTAAAATGAGAGCAGCTGCTTCAAGCAACGATATTGCTAGTTTTAAAAGAGGACTACCAAGAGGTGTTGACGCAAATGCTATAATGAAACAAGTAAGACAAGGTATGAATTTAGCCGCTCAATACACAGGCGAGACTAAAGAAGTTGTACCATTTAAAGACTTTGAACACCAACAAATTAGAGATTTATATATTAGAGAAATGATATTTAATATTGGTGACAAAGTTGATTATGTCAAAGAAGATATACAAGGTACCGTAAAAAGAAAAGGTACTAATTATGTCGTATTAGAAGACGATAAAAATAATTTACATAAAGCTTGGATATGGGATTGTGTACCTGTATCGGCAGATAGAGAGGTAGACGTGAGGGAATATAACCTAGACGTTGACTATGGATTTGAGGCAGTATCAGAGGCTTCTAAAGCACATACTGATAGATTAGCTCAAGATAAAGACGTGAAAGATAAAAAAGGAACACAACCTAAAAAGTATTATAGTGGACTAAAAAAAGATGTTAAAGATAAACGAGCTGGCCATTTTAAAGGCAAAGACACAACCAAGAATGACAACACTCCAGCACCTGGAGATAAGACAGCTAAAACTAAACCATCTAAACACACGCAGAAATATAAAAAAATGTTTGGAGAATTACGAAAAGACCTCGTTTCAAAGATTAAAGAGGCGACAGACATTGGTAACGACTACGCTAAACATACATCAACCATAACACCAGGTGAACCAGACTATGCAGGATATGAAAATCCTACATACAAACCGTCACAACCAGGTAGTGGTGATATGGCAGTTAAGAAGAAAATCAAAGGTTTCCTAGAAAGAGAAACGGATAACCCTACTGAAAAAGATATAAAAGAATGGGCAGCTACAGAGTCCACAATGAATAAATATAGGGAACGTTATAAAGAACAATGGGAAGCAAAGCTAAAAGAGGCTGTTGCTAAAATGATAGAGAAAGTCTAATGGTAAAAACATTAAAAGAATTTGAAAACTACGATAAAGAATGTGATGAGTGTATTTTTGAACACGAACACGAACCTTTACAAGAGTCTGAATATCAAGGCAAAAAGGTCAAACTTAATGACCCAATTCGTGGTGGTAGTAAGAAGTTTTATGTTTATGTTAAGAACGAAAAAGGTAATGTAGTTAAAGTATCATTTGGTGACACAACAGGTTTAAGTATTAAAAGAGACGACCCAGCTAGACGTAAATCGTTTAGAGCAAGGCACAATTGTGATAATCCAGGTCCTAAATGGAAAGCACGATATTGGTCTTGTTATCAATGGAGAGCAGGAGCAAAGGTAAACAACTAATGAGTAGATATAGAAAAACAATGTCAGAAGCAATGGCTGAAGTAAACTTAAATGAAGTTGGTTACTTACAATCAAGACTGAATGACACACAAATTAAGAACATTAAAAATTTATGGAAACATAAAACAAAATCAGATGTGACACCAGCAGTCAAAAAAATGATTGCAAATATGGATGTCCCTACACAACTAGCAATCAAACACGCAGGTATTAATCAACTATCAGATTTAGTTGAAGGTAGAATGTCAGATATAGACGCAATGAGAAAACAAGGTGCGTCAGCGGCTAAGATTGCAAAAGAATTAGGCATAGATGTAAAAACGGTAAAAGCAATTCTAGGTGAATCAGAGGGTGATTCTGCTCAAGATATGCAAGACGCTCAAGCAAAAGCTAAGACAGATAAGATTAAAGAAACCGTTGAGACTTGGGAAGAAGCTGTAAAGAAGAAAGAAAAAACAGATGTAGCACCTGAAAATGATGTACCTGTTGAAGTAAAAGAAGAAGAATTAGAAGAGGCAAAATTTACTATTAATTATGATGTAGATTCAAGTAGTGGTGCTGATAATAGATATGTTGGCCAGGGTAAAGAAATGAATATCAATGCTTTTAGTCCTAAGGATGCTGCTAAAAAGTTTGGTCAAGCATTAAATAAAATCGTCAAACAAGCACAAGCTAGAGGGTCTAGGTCTGTTTTAGATGTATCTATGAATGGTATGGAGAAAGATGGTAATTATATTTCTGATAGAGAAGTTGACAAACTTAATGACTATGCAGGTGATTTTATATACAAAGAAAGTTTAGAAGAAGCAGAAAATGGTGAAGTAGAAAAACTTAAAAAAGAATTAGAAAAAAGTAGAGAGCAAACGGTTGCTGTAAAACAAAAAGCACAAACAGACGCACAGAAACAAGCACAAAGAGCTAGAACAGCACAAGATAAAATGGTTAATCCTGAAACAGGCGAACCATTATTACAGGTAGGTATTGCTTATAAACATCTAAAGCAAAAGATGGAAAAAGAAAAAGAAGAACAAGAAGCAAAAAAACGTTCAGATATGATTGCTCAAGTGGGTAAAGATAAACCTAAACTTAATGATGAAGAAGAAGAAATGACAGAATCGGCTGCCTCTGAGAAAGCAAAAGGTATGGGACTAGACTATATGAAGTTTGGTCGTTATGGTAAAGATGGTAAGGTAACTCATAAAACTTCTGGTGATAATCTAGTAAAAGTAGGTAAAGATGATGAACCAAAATCTGATACACCTGCTCCTAAAAAACCTGAAGCACCTAAAAAAGATAAACCAAAAGAAGCAGACGATACACAAATTAAATCAAGAAACTTTTTAAAAGACCTAGACAATGGTGATTTAGAAGATGAAGATGGCAATCCAATAGAATTAGATTTTGATGATGAATTTTCATTTGACGCTGCTATAGAAACATGTAGAGAAATGGGTCTTGATGACCTTGCAGATGAACTTGGGTATGTAGGTAGTGATGTTGCTGAAGCAGAACCAGATAAAGCAGAAGCGGCATTTCAAGATTTGATGGCAAAATTTAGTGGTAAAAAATTAGCGTCATTAGAAAAAATGAAAGTAGCTGATGAACAAATAGGTTTATTTAATGACCAAGGATATGGTGATATGCCTCAACAGACTTCAAAAAATATGGGACCATTAATTAAAGATGGTACAGCAACTTTAAAAACAATAGTTGATATGGTAAATGCAGATAAAACTGAAGGCAGTCCTGGTAGTGGTATGTCAAATGCTAAAAAAGGTTTTAGACCAGAAGTTATAGAGACACTTCAGAACCTAGAAGATATGGCTAACTCATTATTAAGTGTAGCAGATGAAACTAAAGACGAAAAAATGAAAGAGAAACTTGAAATGATTGCAGGTGAATTAGAGTTTTGTTATGATGAAAATGCTGACCACGATAATTATACAAAATCACATAAATGTAATTCTTCATTAGAAGCTGCTTTAGATATGTTTAAAGATTTATCAAAGATGACAAGAAAAAATGAAGATAAATTAGGTTATGTAGGCAGATTGATACTAGAAAAGAAATATAAAAATGAAGAAGTAATTTCAGAAGCTGGTATTACACCTCAAATGATTGCAACTCTTAAAAAAGAATACGAACCTTTTAGAAATAAAAAGATTACAGCTGCTAGAGCAAAACAACTTATGAATATTCTTGATAAATTTAAAGAAGCAGACTTACAAAAATTAGGTAAAGAAAACATACCTTTTATTTCAAGTGGTTCAAGAAGTAAACTTGCAGTAAGAAATATGAAATTTACGGTAAAAAATATCCAATTCGGTGAAGAAATGGATGAAGAAATGTTTGAAGCTTGTTGGACAGGTTACAAACAAGTTGGTATGAAAGATAAAGGTGGCAAACAAGTACCTAATTGTGTGCCTGAAGAAACACTTGTAGAGTTTACTTCACAACAAATTAAACAAGCATACGGTATTGCAAATGACCCTAGATACAAACAAGGTAATTATACTGGCGCTGTCAAAGCTATTGAGAAACTTGCAAAAGGTTTATCAAAACATCCAGATGTACAAAAGGTTTTGAAAAGAACTAACGAAGATTTAAATGAGTTTAAAAAGATGACTATTACATTTAAATCTATGGATGATATGTCAAAAGCTTCTACTGATTTAGCAAAACAAGGTTTTACTATTAATGCTAAAGGTACGGTTATGAAAGTAGATGGTAAAGGTGCAGACTTAAACAAGTATGCTCACGACCTTAAAAACTTTTATGGTGCAAAAGTAAAAGCTGAAAATGCTCCTGCTGTTGCAGATATGGACAGATTAAAAAAACAAGGTATGAAACCTAAAATGAAGAACGAAGAACACCCAGCTAGGGCAGTCTTTGAACAAATTGCAGGTTTAAAAAATAAGGCTGAAAAATCAGGAATGCCTTATGGTATTCTTAAAAAAGTTTACGATAGAGGTATGGCAGCTTGGCGAGGTGGCCACAGACCAGGTGCTACTCAACAACAATGGGCTTTCGCAAGAGTTAATTCTTTTGTAACCAAATCAAGTGGTACTTGGGGTGGTGCAGATAAAGATTTAGCAAAACAAGTAAAAGGAAAATAATGGGATATTTTAATTCAAAATCAGGTAGTTTAGAGGAAGCAACTAAAGACCTTACAAAATATATTAATGATTCTGCTTACCAACAAATGTTCAAAAAAGAATTAGAAAAAACTGGTAAAGGTCTGGCTTCAATGTCTGACCAAGAGAAAAAAGATTTTTTCAATAAGATGGACTCAAAGTATAAAAAAGAATCAGAGGGCAAAGGCAAAACAATGTCTGGTGAAACTAAAACTAAAGTTGATACCGAGCCAAAAATCACGTATAATAAGTAAAATTAACGCTTGCCTTTTATATTGGATGTGTTATTATACTAGTATGAAAGGACAAACACTATGAAAAAAATCTATTGTGATATGGATGGTGTGCTATGCGACTTTGTAAAAGGTGCTGAAACACTTACCGGCAAGAAGATTGACGTTTGGGCTCAAGGCAGTAAGTCTGAAAAATGGGGTACTATCAAAAGTAAACCAGATTTTTGGTCTACATTACCTTGGCATAAAGGCGGCAAACAACTCTGGAACTTCCTAAAAAAATATAATACAGAAATTTTATCAGCTTACGTAGAGGATACTTACGATAAGAATTGTATACCTGGTAAAAAATATTGGGCAACCAAAAATCTTGGCATTGCCTCTAATAGAATTAATCTTGTTAAGCGTGTACAAAAACAACAATACGCAGATAAGAATTCAATACTGATAGACGATTATCCTAAAAACGTTAATGAATTTAGAGCTAAAGGTGGACAAGGTGTTGTCCATAATGGTGATACTTCAAGAACTATCAGACTTCTCAAAAAACTCCTAGAAGATTAAATCCCTTATAAATAGTGGTACATATTAAGAATTGAGTACCTAAATTTAACAAAGGGAGAGAATACTATGTCTATGCAAACTAGCGCAGATTCAGCT